CCGACCCAGCTTTCCGCGCAGCAGCTTCCGACTCGGCGCCCGCGACTGTGCTCGCGGTCCCGAATTCCTTCACCTTGGTGACAGCACCACCGATCGCGGTGGCCACGGTCTTGATCGTGGTGGCCATGTTCGTCAAACCTTGAACGACTTTCGCGAACAACCACGCATCGAAAAACAGTTTCACCAGAGTGGTCGCACCCGGCACGTTCTCAATGAACCACCGGATCGACCCCGTCACAGCATTCAGCGCATCCAAGAATGACGGGCCAAACCCCGGTGACGCCGCCAGATCAGCGATGATCGCCACAACATCCTTGAATGACTGCCAAAGCTGCTTCACGGCGTCGATTCCCGTTTGGATCCACTGCCGCAGCTGCCCAGTGTCCTTCGCCTTGGACACGAAATCAGCAGCGCGCTGCGCCGCGTCCGCGAAACCTCTAGCCAACCCGGGCAACAGTTGCGAGCCAACCTCAGTCACATCCGTGATAATTTGCAAAACAGGTTTCACAGCGCTGGCAAGGTTGCCAGCAGCGGTGCTCAAGTTCTGGAATATGTTTTGCCACGACTGAATAGACGACTGCTGGCCAATGAACTCCAGGACACGACTGATCACGATGTTGATAGCGCTGGCCATGCTCGATAAACCATTGCGGATCGTGGGCAACGCACTGTTACCAAGCTGGAGCAGCTGATCCCCGATACCCTTGAACAGTTGCTGCTGCACATCCAGCCGCAGCTGCTCAAACGCGGGCTTCAGCTGTACCACCGCGGACACGAACTCCCGCGCGGACGGCGCCAAATTCTGCAACGACGCCGCATACGCATCAGCGGCTGTCTTCGCCTTATCAGTAGCGCCCTTGGCGTCATTCAGCGCGGACACGTTAGCTTTTTGCGCGGTCTCAGCGGCCTGCAACTGCGCGGTGACGTTCTGCCCCGCAGCTTGTTGCGCTTTCAACGACGCGATATGCGCAGCACCCGCCGTGACCTGCTGCTGTAACGCAGCAACGTTCTTGCCGCCAGCCGCCGTTGCGGCCTCCTCCGCGGCGGCTTGCGCTTTGAATGCCTCGCCGAGCCCTTGCGAGCCAACCACCACAGCGCCGATCGCCGTGCCCACGCCTGCGAGAGCGCCAGGAAGCAGGCCGAGCGCGCCGGACAGTTGCCCGATCGATGTGAGCAGCGGTGGGATTGCCGCGCCCAGGGCGGCAAACATGGTCGATCCAAGATTCGCGTTGCTGAACTTCGCGATCAGACTGTCGCCATCAGCCATCAACGCCCGCAGGTTCGCCCGCGCCGCGTCCACATCCACCTTGACCTGGATGTTCGGGGACCGCGCCCCCAACGCCGCGAGCTCAGCCTCCAGTGCCGCGATCTTCGCCTGGGCATCCCCCGCGTCGATGTCGACACCGATGCGCTGATCCCGCAGAGTGGCCAGCTGCGCGCGGATAGCGGCGATCTTCCGCTCCACCTCAGTGGAATCCGCAGTCATATGAATGTCGCCGAGCGCCTTAGTGGCGGCCTCGAGCTTCGCCCGCAACTCAGTCGCGAATGCACCTACCTGCGCGTTCGCCCGCGTGGTGTCAACATTCGGGGAGACCGGCACATCCATGCTGCCGATCCCCGTGACCGCGGCCCGGACCTTCTCCCGGAACCCCGTCGTGTCTGGTTTGACGTTTACATCGACGTCTTGGAGCCCCGCTAGCCCAGCGGCGACTTTCTCCCGGAACCCTTCCATGTTCGGGGTGACGTCGATCTCGATGTCGCGGATCTTCGCGACCTCAGCCGCGATCTTCTCGTGGATACCCTGAACCGAGGCGACGACCTGGAGGAAAGCTTCACCTACGTTGAAAGCGGGCCACGCCCAACCACCCCCTCCCGAGATCAGAGACGGAGTGGCGTTGGGGACTTAGAGGGTTTCGGCGGCGCGGCGGAGCACGTGGTGACCGCGGCCATGCAGGCTGCGGCGGCCGAGTTCAACGACGGTGCCATAGGGCACATCCGCGGTCACATCCGCGGCGAGCCGCCCATCCCAGCCGCGGGAATCCCGCACCTGGATACTCGCCTTGTACCGGCCCGTGCGCACCGGCGCTAGCTGCCGGGCCCGGTTAGCAATCGTGTTGGCCTGCCCACGCACCGCGGAACGAAGGTCCGAGTCGGAGTCGAGCCAGCGGCGGACAGCGGCCCGGTTCGGGCTGTAGTCAGCCATCCACCGTCACCGGAACCTCAGCCGGTAACTCCACAGCCTCCGCCGGCGGCGCATCATCCACCGAGGACAACCCAGCGGTGAGCTCCAACAGGGAGATGGCCTCCACATCAGCCCACGTGACCTTCTCCCCAGAATGGGACATCAACAGATACGTCAACACCGCATACAGATCGATGTCGTTATCGGCGCCGTCCCCCAGGGGCTGCAACACCAGCCGCTCATGCAACTGCTCCAGCGTCATCCCGGTCTCGCGTTTGATCGTGCGCAGCTCCCCGATCGTCACGTTAGTCAAGCTCGCAGCCTCGGCCACGTACTCCTTACCGCCCACCGCGAGCTTGAGCTTCACGACACCTCCTGATTACGAACAAGCACGACCCGCATCCCACGGAACGCTTGAAGCTCATTCTCTGCGTCCGCTTCACCACGCTGTTTCACCACGCAGCCCTCACACTCAGCGAGATCCGCCACATACGCCGCCCGGTGCCCACCAACAGCCGGATCCCACTCCTCCGGGCGGGTACCGCAATGCGGGCACGTGGACCGGTCCCGCAAAAACTGCCAAATAGCCTTATCCCGATCATCCTGCGACAGCGCGAGGAACTCGGAGTGAAACCGCCGGTACCGGGCGCATACCGCCAACTCGAGCGCTAGCTGCGGGTCGGCGTCTATCCTTTTGGGACTGACGGATCCGGGACCCGGTAGTTCAGCTCCCACACAGCGTTGAACAGGTCCGTGACCTCACCGAACGTCATCGCCCCAGTGGTGACGTACTCCGACCAGTCCGCCTCGGTGACATCGGAGTCGATACAGGCCGCGAGGAACGCGGGGATGAACGTGGTCGGGTTGTAGATGCTTTTCCCTTTGAGCGTCTCTGGTGGGGGATGCTCGGCGAGTAATACTTCCATGTCCGCCGGGGCCAGCGCGGTGATCGTCACCTGCTCATAACAAGCCTCAATCGCCTCCTGCGCGGCCACGATCCGGGCCTCGTCACCAGCAGCGCGGGCCGCCCCCAGCTCAGCCCGGGCCGTGGTGTCGTCATCGATCCGCAGGCTGTACGTCGCCGTAGGTCGCCGACGTGGCGCGAGACGATCCTTGAGGCCCATACGACTACGCTGGAACGGTCAAGTTCTGACCAGGCGTCTTCGTGATCGCGAACCCAACCTTGATTTTCGACGCGTCCTTCGACTGCAACGACCGCATCACCGCATTGGACGTGACCGTAATCGGATAGACCTCCATCTTGTTACCCGACACGTCACCACCATCAAGGAACGCGATATAACCGGACGTGCCGCGGGGCAACAACGCGCGGATGTCCACACCATTTTTCGACGTGAAGAACGTCAACGACGAATCCGGGGAACTCAACGTTCCGGGGATCTTCGTCTGGAACGCGTCGTTCAACGCCTGCGTATCGATCTGGTCGGCTTCCACCGTCCACCCGTCGAGATCGGCCAAGTCGACACCGATGTTCGTTCCGGCGTTCATCTCCGACCGCGTCGGGGTCAAGTTCGTGGCCGCAATGGTGGGGATGTAGTAGACGACGGTGGTGGCGTTGTCACCGAACCGGACGGCAGCAGTAGCGAGCGGGGTGGGCATGGGTTATTTCTCCTTGCCGTGGTCGGCGGGTTGGTGTTCTGGCCGCGACTCGACGGCGGCTGCGTACTTAGCCCCAGGCTCGACGACATCGGTTGACTCGGTTTGGGTCTGGGCTTCTTCGATGAGTTCGTCAGCAGTTTTCGGTCGAGGTGGTGGTTCAGTGATGCGCCACCCGGACAGCATGTGCCCCGGCACTGCCGCGTCGGGCACCTCGATGAGGTCCTCAAGGTTGGGGTGTTTCATCCATACGGTCATTTCTGATTCCCCCTAAGCCGAGCTGCCGATGAGGATGACGTCGTAGGTGATTGAGGTGCCCGCGCCTGAGTTCGCGATGCGCAGGAGGTCACCCGTACCTGCGGTGACTGCGTATGCGGTGGCATCGGTGGCGGCGATCGTGAAGAATCCGCCGGGGCGAACGTTCACGGTATGGGTGGCGGCCCCAGCCCAGGTGGCGAATTGGTTAGACGCAGCGGCGCCGATGACCACGTTGTTCGTGTTCCCGGCCGCCGCAGCGATGGTGATCGCTTTGATGCGGGCGAACGTGACCGTGGCCCCGAACACGTCGAGTAGCACTCCGGCGAGGTCGAGGTCATCGGTGCCGGACGGTGCGACGGTGCGCTGGTCGTGGAAAATCCGATCAGCCTGACCGGCGCCTGTCCCGGTGCTGTACAGAAGTTGGTAGGTACGCGCCAGCGGCGCGATACCGGTGGTGAAATCGATCGCATTCGATTGCGAACCGGTGACAGATAGGACGACACTGCTGGTGTCTAATGCCATGACACGTTTCCTCCGCTAGGCATGCGAATAGCCCGCCCAACGGGGCGGTAATAAGGTTTGTTTGCTGGTTAGTTCAGAACAGTTGGCACTGCACGGCGAAGTCGATGGACACCGAACACCCGCCAGTCGAGTTCTGCGCCGAGGTCAAGTGCTGCGCGGCGGCCTGCGCATTGTCGACGGCGCCTCGTAGAGTCACATCCGCCCGCACCGCAGCCCGAAGAGCCTCGAAAATCTCGTCAGCGCGGTCTCGGGCGGCTTTCAACACCGCATCTCGGCGCCACACCCGGATCATGTTGTGCACGTCGAACGTCTCCGACTGCGGCCCGGACAGGCTGGTGATGTCCTCGACCCACGCCACCGTCGGCCCCTCGATCGGAACCCACCCGATGACGACCAACTCCTGCTCGGGTGGTGGGGACATCCACGGCCCGTCATCCACCCGAACACCAGCCCCACCAATCGCGGGTGAGGCGCGGGCTATCGCGATCAGCGCATCAATCGCGGCCGGGGCAGCAGTCACGACGGGGTAACCACCCGGGTCAAGCTGACGTGGTCCCCGGGGGTCCAACCGGTCAACGGGGAACGCCACGCATCAGCATCCACCGCGACCTCCCACACCGACCCGTCCTGGAACTGGATCCGTTCCCCCGCTCGCAAACCCGAGCCTGGTGGGGTGAACAGGGTCCGGCGGGACTCCACCCGCTCCCGCGAAGGGTCGTTGGTTTCCTGACCCACTGGCGCCCACGCCACCGATTCGAGGGTGCGGGACGCCACCAGCGCGCTAATACCACTGGTGGCGTCCCGCTGCTCCCGTAGCACCGTCACCGACTCGCCGGCGAGGAACCTCACCACGACCCCCACGAACCCCACGACGAGCCACCCCACGCGCCCCAACGGTCCCGCCGAGGCAACGCCGGCCGCACCAACACATGCGACAACGCCGGATCATCTAACGTCACCGTGCCCCGCGACCGCACCTTCAACCCCAACAGCTGCCGATCCTCACGGGTGATCACCAACTGGGCTGACGACGACGACTGATCCAACGACACCGAAAACGGGCCCACCGTCTGGGTACGAACACCCTCCGGGTTCCGAAGAAGCCTGATCACCATGTTGCACAAGACCAGCTTCACAGCCTCAAACGACGTCGCACCCGAACCAATCCGGGCACCAATATCACCAGCGACAGCCTTGACCACAAGCTCCGCACTAGTCAGCTTCCGCTCGACGTACTCAATCTGATCATCAGCGATCGTGCCGTCATACTCCGCGACCACATCATCAACCGTCGCGTACGTGGCCACAGTCACCTCCCCGTCACACTGTCCGCATGCACAAGAGAGACACCGCCTTGACCCGGACTGAGCAACTACGTCGGCTACGACTGTGGTGGATGCGTCGCTACGAGCTGCCCCGGATGAGAGCCACGATCGAACAGCTCAAGAAGGATTACCCCGGGAACGGCAACCCAACTAGGACCGGCTGAGGACGACCTCGACGCGGCCGCCCGGGTTCGCTAAACCCGTACCTGCCACGGTCTCCACCGCCACAAGAACATCCTCGGCAGCGACCGTGGTGGCATTAGCCACAACCGACATGACGAACTGCTTCTCATCGAACGCCGCAGCGTTATTACCGGTCGTGAACGCCAACGTCGCGATCACCGTCGAACCCGAACCCGACTGGCCCTTATTAACCAACGTCATCGTGCGGGTATTGGTGTTATCACCAGTGATCGCAGCCTCAGGGGTATACGACACCGACGTCACAGTCCCCGCGAACGGGGCCTCCCCAACAACCTGATCCCCAGCAACCGCCGCACCCAAAGCCGGCAACGTCGCCTGAAGAGTCCTCTCCAAAGGTGCAGTCATCACTTGCCGCCCTTCAACGCGTCAGTGTTGCGCTCAGCGCGCTCCTTAGCGGCGCCTGACGGCTTATCGCCGGACTGTGCGGTACCGCCAGTCACCCCAGCCACCGTGTAAACGTGATTGGGTTCCTGATCAGGCACTTGACCCCAGTAACCGTGCTCATGCGCCTCTTCACGCGAAACCACCTTCGCGTCTTCGGGCATCTCCGCCCGCGGATTAGACATAACCATCACACAGTCAACTCCTAAGTGGTAAACTTGTTCACATGCCCGGACCGGTTCCCGTAGATCCAGCGATCCGCTATCACGCCAAGGTTGCCCGACGTGGCCCCGACGAATGCTGGCCATGGCTCGGAGGCTGCTTCAAACCCAGCGGCTACGGCCGGTTCTACGTGGGCAAGACATCCACAACAGCACACCGGTTCGGCTACAAACTACTAGTCGGTCCCGTACCGGACGACATCATGGTGTGTCACACCTGCGACAACCCACCATGCCAGAACCCGGCCCACTGGTTCCCAGGAACCGCCGCGGACAACTCGGCGGACATGGTCAACAAAGACCGTGCGCACCATCCCCGCGGAACAACGAACCGCTTCGCTCAACTCAGCGAGGATGACGTGATCGCGATCCGCGAGATGTACGCCGCTGGAGCAGCCATCACGCAGGTCGCCAAGCAGTTCTCCGTGAAAATCCCGACCGTATCAAACATCATCACTGGACAGCACTGGACAGAGGTCGGCGGACCAATATCAGCGCCCAACCGACACATACGGCTCACCGCAGACGATGTCCGCGAGATCCGCCGCCTCTACAGGTTAGGAGTTCGCCAGTACGAATTGGCGGACATGTTCGAGATAACTAAGACACACGTCTCACATATCCTGCTCCGGAAAGCATGGCCAAACATCCCCGACTAGCTCATCGCCGCAGCACGGCAGCGGGGTAACGGTTCGCCTCGGTCGGCTGATCGTTATTGATGGTATTGGCTACCTGCCACCCTATCCTAAAGGTCAAACGTAGAGCAATTAGATCTTGCTGTGGAAGGTTGTAGACGATGGCCCCGGTATTATCCTGCAATACTGCTTCGGTGAGCATCTTCATTGTGATGTCCTGACGAACACCCACCACGAATTGAGTGGAGAAATCACCGGCGATCAACTCGGTGTTTGTGCCCGCGCCGCCGCCGGTGGGCCACAGACCACGCATGGGGTATGTAATCGGCACACCGTCGAGCTGGTTCAGGTCACCGGATACCCGGCCGACGTCGAGGGCCTGGCCAGTGGTGTCCCGGGCGGAACGCAGGTACTTACGGATGGAACGGCTCGCAACGTAACCGGAGACGTCAAACCCGTCCTCTTCCACTGCGGCGAGGAGATTGTCCAGGTCGCCGAGGTAGCCACCAGCAGCAGCTGTTGCCGTACCAGCGGTCACGGTGTTACCTGCGGCAACGGCAGCTGGAACGACGGCCGTCGGGAATGACGACGGTGCGTTGGTGCCGAAGAACACGGCGGTGTCCAACGTCCGGGCGAAGGCCTCACGAAGGTATGGCTCCGCCGAGTCCCAAATATCGATTTCGATGTCAGCGGCGACGTTCTCCGGGATTGGCATGATCGTCGCGATTTCCTCGACATTGAGGAAACGGTTCGACCAGGCCATCTCGGTGGTCTGCTTTAGATTAGTATCGCCGCCGACCCAGTACGCAATCGGCAATGCCGACATGATGGGGAACCGGACCTGGTTCCTCGACACGGGAATATGCCGGAAGAGGGACAGCACCGCGGACTGGTCCACGGCTTTCCCCAGCATGATCCGCGAGACTTCCTCAGGCACTAGTGCCTGGGTGTCGGTGCGTGACGTGAGGCTATCGAAGGGCACGGAATACCTCCTGAAAGGTGAGGTGGTTGGTGCAGATCTCCGGCCGTGCCTCACGCCGGGCTGCTTCTAACTAGGTTCTGACCCCCGCGGCGCGGCGGATCAGGTCGTTCATGTTGGGTGGTGCTGTGCCGCCTTTACGGCCTTGGTCGAAATCAGGTGTTACTCGGCCGGCTAGTTTTTTCACGGATTCGGCGAGTTTCCCGATGGCTTTGTCGTCGGGTTGCCCGTCGGTGAGTAGCGTCGTCGGGTCCACAAGCTCAAGGAACCCGGCCGCGTCCGCTTTTTTGATGCCTGCTTCGGCCAAAGCGGCGTGGACTTGGGTCATGGCCATGCGGCCGTTGCGTTCCACGTCAGCCACATCGCGTTCCTCTAGTTGTGAGCGGAGTTCCGCGATCTGGTCTTCCACGGATTTCGCCTTGGCGGCGGCGTCCGCGTTCTCTTTGGCCCTGCCCTCATGCTTCCTAGCCAGCGTCCGCCACTTCTCGGCCTCTTTGGAGAGCCGAGCGACTTCGGCTTCCCAGTTCTTGCCATCGGATCCCGTGTCGGGGTC